ATGAGCGCTGTGCCTGACAACATCGTGCCCTTTACGCTGCCCAAGAAGCCGCGCATCAAGGAGAAGGACGCGCCGCCAGACCAGAGGAAGGTCTGCATCATGCCCATCCGTGCGCTGACAGACGAGAGGCTCACCGATGGCTCTGTGCGCATCTTGGCGCTGGTGTGCAGTTACTGCAACCGGGCAGGCATCACCTGGGTCAGCCAGAAGCGCCTGGCCGAGGACATGAAGACCAGCCGCCAGAACATCACCAACCAGCTGGCCAAGCTGCGCGAGCATGGCTATGTCGAGATCATCCGCAAGGGCTTCAGAGGCGAGCGCTGCAACACCCTGCGCGTGGTGTTCGACTCCAGCATCACAGCAGAGGACGCCATCGCCATGACCAGCAACAAGGAAGACACCCGGCCACCAGCCATCCGTGAGGAGCAGGAGCGCGAGGCGTCACAACAGATTGACCGTGAGGGTCAAGCAAGGATCGCCAAGCTCATCAGCCAGGCGCTCAAACAACCACCCAAGAAGGAGTATTCGATGCCAGCAAAAGGCGACACCAGAGCTGTCCGTGAGGTAAAGGAAGCCATGCAAAAGACCAGAGCCAAGCGCTCAAAGTCTGTGGACAAGCCAGTGGATAACCATCAGTCCATTGGAAACCGTGCAGTGTCCAATGAGAGCATTCCAGAAGTGTCCAATGAGAGCCTCCATAGGCAACCAATAGGACACTCTGGAGTTTCCCTTAACTCCGAAGAACACTATAAGAGGAGTATTAAAGAGAGTATTGTTAAAGACTCTTTAAAGAATAGAGTTCTAGGCAACCTTGAAGTGAAAGATTTCGATCAACTGATTGATTCAGGATTGAAGCCAGAACAGATCGAAGACGCGCTGGCCACCCTGCTGCCGCTGTTCGCAGCCGAGGGACTGACGCCCACCAGCGCAGTCCTGACCGACAGCGTGCTGCAACTGAGCAGGGATGCGCGATGAGCCGATGCCTCGCCAAGCCACTGGAAGGCACCAGCAAGCCACGATCACATGGTGGTCAAGGGCATCGTAGCCACCAGCAGCTTCAGAGCCTTGTAGAGCCTGTAATCCATCCTGTCCAGATCGCAGACGAACGTATGGGTTTTGTACAGGGTGCCGGTGGCGTGTCGTGTGTGCTGCTGGCAGGCGCTGGCGTGTGCTGTTCCAAGGGCAGGCTGGCCACCTCAACGCGCCTGTCAACGTGCGCGGTATCGCCTGCTGGCGCGCCTGCGCGAGAGGCACCCTTTGCCCCCCCGGTCCGGCATGGGTCGGTGGGGGCCTCCCCAAACTTTTCCCCACTTTTTCTGCAACTTTGTAAACTCACCAATCGAAAGGATTTTTATGGCATACGAAATGAGACCAAGCAGTGGTTCGCTTTTTAAGAACAATGACAAGCGCCCTGACAAGAAAGACCCGGATGTGAAGGGCAAGATCATGTTGCCTGATGGCACGACTCACTGGATCAGCGGCTGGACGAAGGCGACGACAGCTGGGGAGAAGTGGATCTCGCTGCAGATCGGCAACCCGGTGCAGGGTGCTGGCAAACCGGCGGTGGCACCGTTGGACGCGCACAATGCGGCCAAAGGCAATGCGTACATTGCTGACGACGACTCGGACATTCCGTTCTGATGGAGGCCCACATGACTGACAAACAGACTGGTGGGCAAGCGTTCCCGCTGATGTTCACGCATGCGACGACACAGCCTGGCATGACCCTGCGCGACTACTTTGCGGCCAAGGCTTTGCCTGTGGTGATCACGGACTGGCTGAACACTGGCGACATTTTTCAAGACCCGGAGCTTGCGGAAGTGATCGCCCGAGACTGCTACATCGTGGCTGATGCTATGCTGAAAGCGCGAAATGGCAACCCGTAAGCCACCGGCTCAAATCCCCAGCGTGGCTGGCTGGGGTGGGACGCGCTCGATTGAGCGCCGTCTTGAGCGCTCTGCGACCCTGGCTGGCAACCGGGAGGCCGTGGCCTATGCGTTGCTGTGCATGGCCAACACGAAGATCACGGACATCATGTCCTGGGACGAGGCTGGCAATGTGAGGGTCAAGCCCTCGCACCAGATCCCAGAGCATGCGCTGACGGCGATCAAGAACATCAAGGTCAAGTCTGACCGGGATGGCAATTCGACGCTCGAGATCGAGCTGTACGACAAAGTGGGGGTGTTGCGGATATTGGCCAAGGCCAGTGGTTTGCTGGACAGCCCTGAAGAGTCAGACAAGCCGAGTGTGATTGGCATCACGGTGCAAGCGCCTGATGGCTCGGTAAGGGTGAGGGAGGACGACCATGATTAAAACCAGACTGCCTTTGGCGATAGCGCTGTGGGCTGTGGCTGGTGTGCTGGTGCTGCTGTACGCGCCGCGCACTGACTTCAAGCGCATCAACTGCTCACAAGCTGAGTTCCACCCCGACTTTACGGCTGAGATGAAAGAACAGTGCCGCTTGATGCGGTCTGGGAGGTTGCTATGACCAAAGACGAAGCACTCGACAAGGCGCTGGAGGCGTTGGACAACTTGCTATATTGGGACAACGGCAAGCCTGAGTACGATGAAGCCCGTGAAGCCATCACCGCCATCAAGCAAACCCGTTCAGCCCCTACTTCTGCCGATTACGCAATGGGGTACGCCGAAGGGTTTAATGATGGGTGCAAGCCAGTACCTGTGCAGGAGCCTGTTGATGGCACTCAGGTGTCAAAGGTCTGGTGGGATGGCGAGAAGCTGATGGCCAAACCGATCCCTCTTGAGGACTTCTACCTGCCAGCACCTGCTGTGCAGGAGCCTGTGGCGTGGCGCAATGCCGCACTTCGTGTTGGCGAAGACCTTTGTTCTGTGGGGCCGTTTGGCTACTACGACATGACCGCCGAGCAATGGCTTGATTGGGCGCTCAGTGTTGTAACCGTTCATGCACCACCCGCAGCACAGCGGCAATGGGTTGGGTTGACACCAGAAGAAGTCGAAGACATTGTTGAATATTGCGATGGTGTTGGTTGGGATGTTGCTGAACGCATCGAAGCCAAACTCAAGGAGAAGAACATTGTCTAAAACCAAAGAGCAAAGCCAGAAGGCGATCCCATCGGGTGGCCTGAACCTGGACTTCCGCACCAGCCCGGTGATCTATGACTTCTTCAAGTCCAACGCCTTCGTGCAGGGGATCATGGGGCCGGTGGGGTCGGGCAAGTCCTACGGCTGCGCGGCCAAGATTATGAAAAAGGCCGTCGAGCAAAAGCCCTCCCCCATTGACGGCATCCGGTACACCCGCTGGGCCATCGTGCGAAACAGCTACCCCATGCTGAAGACCACCACGATCAAGACCTGGCTCGACCTGTTCCCCGAGTCCACGTTCGGCCCGATGATGTGGACGCCGCCGATCACCCACCACATCCGGCTGCCTGCCCGTGATGGCGCGGCTGGCATCGACTGCGAGGTGATCTTCTTGGCCCTTGACCAGCCCAAGGACGTTCGCAAGCTGCTGTCGCTGGAGTTGACTGGGGCGTGGGTGAACGAGGCGCGTGAATTACCCAAGGCTGTGATCGACGGATTGACCCACCGGGTTGGCCGCTACCCAACCAAGCGTGACGGCGGGGCCACTTGGCACGGCATCTGGATGGACACCAACCCGATGGACGACGACCACTGGTGGCACAAGATGGCCGAGAAGGAGAAGATGACCGGGCCGTATGCGTGGAAGTTCTGGAAGCAGCCTGGCGGCGTGGTGACGGTCGACCCAGAGGAGCTGCCGGAAAACCCCGAAGCCAACGACCACATCTTTGCGTCCAACAAGTGGTGGAAGATCAACCCGCATGCCGAGAACTTGGGCAACCTGCCGCCCGGCTATTACCCGCAGATGCTGCTGGGCAAGAACTTGGACTGGATTCGCTGCTATGCCGGGGGCGAGTACACCTACGTTCAGGAAGGCAGGCCCGTTTGGCCGGAATATCAGGACTCAATCATGTCTGGCGACACCGTGGTCGACCCGACCGTGCCCATCCAAATCGGCTTGGACTTCGGCTTGACGCCAGCTGCGACCATTGGCCAGCGTTTGCCCAATGGCCAGTGGGTGATTCACAAGGAAATCGTCACCTTTGACATGGGTTTAGAGCGTTTCGGCCTGCAGCTGCTGGCCGATCTCAATGCGCTGTACCCAAACCACCAGGTTTTGCTGTGGGGCGACCCGGCAGGCATGGCCAGGGATGCGATTTATGAGGTCACTTCGTTCGATTTCCTGCGAACACTGGGGCTGCGCGCCCAGCCGACAGCGTCAAACGACTTCAAGGTGCGGCGGGAGGCGTCTGCCGCCCCGATGATGCGCATGATTCAAGGCAAACCGGGGCTGATTGTCAACCGAGAGTGCAAGCTGCTGCGAAAAGCGCTGGGCGGTGGCTACCACTTCAAGCGCGTGGCGGTCGGCGCTGGCCAAGAGCGCTTCAGGGACGCGCCAAACAAGAACGAACACTCGCACATTGGCGACTCTTTTGGCTACCTGATGCTGGGCGGTGGTGAATACAACCGAATGACCCGCACGCACTCACTTGGCGGCGCTGCCCCCAGGCAAACCACCGCAACAACTGACTTTGAGGTTTTTTGATGCACGACTTGATGAACAGCATGCCACTGCCAGCCGGGGTGGCGTGGCATCCGTTTGAGGCTGGCCACCTTGAGTGCATTGAGGACGACATTGCAGCTGATGTCGCCATGCGGGTGGTGGACCAAGCAGGCCGTGGCCCTGCTGGCACCCTGATGGTTAATGGACAGCCGCTGTTTTGCGTGGGCATCATGGACTGCCGCAACGGGTCCGGCGAGGTTTGGGCCGTCATTGACCGGAATCGTCGCCATCGTCACCCGCTGCTGGTCACCCGCGCCATCAAAAAGGCGATCAATATCGCTTGTATATCGATGGGTTTGTCGTCTGCGCACATGTTCGTACAATGCGCCCGAATAGACGCTGTGCGCTGGGCGATGGCTCTTGGGTTTGCTGAGATCGGCAAGCTGACAATCTACAACCAGCCAGAGCTTGACCACTTCATTTTTTCAAGGAGTTTGTGATGGCCCCAGCCCTCCCATTTATCACCGCAGCAGCAGCTGTGAAGTCAACCTACGATGCCAGCAAGGCGCGCAAGGAAGCGAAATCTGCGCAAGCTCAAAACGTGGCTCAATCTCAAGCGCAAGCTGCCGCGATGGAGGCTCAAATGGCCGAGCAAACCAAAGCCCAGCAAGAAGCTGCAAATGCCGCCAAGGCTCGCTTGGAAGGAGAGCAAGCCAAATATGCCGAAGAGAAAGCCACCGCTGACAAGCAGGCATCGGACCTGGCTGCGCGTGTTGAGCAAGAGCGCCGCGAGTCTGGCCAGCGCATGTCGGCATCCATTCGTGCGCGAACCCGTGGCGGTCGCCGCGCCTTGTTGTCTGAAGCCCGTCTAAACCCAGAGGTTGGCGTGCTTGGTGGCGGCAACACTTTGGGCGGGATGTAATCGTGGACGCAGCGCAAAAAAAAGTTGGCAAGGTTATGGGCGAGTACAAGGCCGGAACCTTGCACTCAGGCAAAGGCGGCAAGGTCGTCAAAAACCGAGAGCAGGCCGTGGCCATTGCGATGTCTGAGGCCGACCGTGTGCGCAAGCGCCGCAAAGGCGGTCTGATGTCTGACATAAAAATGAAAGACTGAGATGCAATACTCAAAAGATGCACCAGGCGGCATGCGCTTGGCACCAGACGAAATCATCAAGCGACAAGCTGCAGCTCAGACCAAGAAGGATGAGTTCCAGCAGCTGTATCAAGACGCCTACGAATTCGCCCTGCCCCAGCGCCAGCTGTATGGCGTGTGGGAGGGTGGCGCGACCGGCAGCAAGAAGATGCAGCGCGTCTTTGACTCCACCGCGATCAACAGCACCCAGCGCTTTGCAAACCGACTGCAGTCTGCTGTGTTCCCGCCCCAGCAAAAATGGTGCAGGCTTGAGTCTGGCAGCTTGATCCCGATGGATCGCAAGCAGGTCGCACAAGCCGCGCTTGATGTTTACAGCGACAAGATGTTCGCGGTCCTCAAGCAGTCCAATTTTGACATTGCCATCGGCGAGTTTTTGCTGGACATGGCCGTTGGCACAGCCTGCATGATGGTGCAGCCTGGCGATGATGTGACGCCTATCAACTTCATCCCCGTGCCGCTTTTCTTGGTGAGCTACGAGGAAGGCGCAAACGGCCAAGTGGACAACGTCTACCGCCGCATGCGCATGAAGGCCGAGAGCATTTCACGCCAGTGGCCAGACGCACAGATCCCCGATGCACTCAAGCGCTTGATCACTGACAAGCCGACCGAAGATGTCGAATTGCTGGAGGCGGTGATCCACGACCACAAGCGTGGCGACTACTGCTACCACGTTATCTGGAAGCATGGCAAGGATGAGCTGGTTTATCGACGCCGCAAGAGCAGCCCGTGGGTGATCTCGCGTTACATGAAGGTGGCCGGTGAGATCTATGGCCGAGGCCCATTGATGACGGCCCTGCCCGACATCAAGACGTTGAACAAGACCAAAGAGCTGCTGCTCAAAAACGCATCGCTGGCTGTGGCCGGTGTATATACAGCAGCCGACGATGGCGTGCTGAACCCAAACACGGTCAAGATTGTGCCTGGCGGCATCATCCCAGTGGCGCGCAACGGTGGCCCACAGGGTCCAAGCCTGCAAGCACTGCCGCGCTCTGGTGACTTCAATGTCAGTCAGCTGGTCATCAACGATCTGGTGCAAAACATCAAACGCATTTTGTTGGATGAGTCGCTGCCGCCAGACAACATGAGCGCACGCTCGGCCACCGAAATTGTGGAGCGCATGAAAGAACTGGCTCAAAACTTGGGTTCTGCTTTTGGTCGTCTGATCAATGAAACCATGATCCCGTTGGTGGCCAAGATCTTGGAAGTGATGGACGAAAAGGGCTTGATCGATTTGCCTTTGCGCGTCAACGGTCTTGAGGTCAAGGTGACGCCTGTGTCACCACTGGCTCAAGCCCAGAGCATGGAAGAGGTCAACGCCATCCTTCAGTTCACGCAGCTGATGCAGTCTGGTCAATTCGGTCAGGACGGTGCTTTGGCCATCAAGACAGATGCGGCTGTGGACTACATTGCCGACAAGATGGGCGTGCCAGCAGCTGTGCGCAATGATCCTACTGAGCGTGCTGTTTTGATGGAAGACATGCAGGCCAAGCAAGAGGCTGCCATGGCTGCACAAGTGAGCGCGCAGGCAACGATTGCCGCATCGCAGGGTGGCGACAATCAGCAACTTTTGAACGCATTAAATGCAGGATAAATTGCACAGACCGCATGGTGAGCAAATAAAAACTTGGAGAGTGTATGAGTTGGGATGAGCTTGACGCGATTGGCCAACCGTCTGATGTGCGAGAAGTGCAGCAGCAGCGAGAAGATTTGTCGCGTTTGACGCTGCGTGTGTTTGGCTCCGATGATGGCCAGAAGCTGCTGAAGTGGCTGCAAGACATGTATGTAAATGTGCCTATTGCCGTGCCGGGCACAGACCCGTCCCATGCGTTTTTTGCCGAAGGGCAAAGAAACGTGGTGCGGGACATCATGGCGCGGATAACTCAAGCAAGGAAACTATGACCATCGACACAAATGACCAGCCCGGAGGCTCCGGCTTACTGGACAACGTGACCGTTGAAGACACAAACGCACAAGCGCAGGCAGATCCGCAAAAAGCGGAAATTGACCATAAAACCAATGACCCAGGCGTAGCGCCAGGTCAAATCCCTGGCACGGCAATTGATCGGCCAGATTGGTTGCCAGAGAATTTTTGGAACCAAGACGAAGGCAAGGCCAACTACGAAGCCATGGCCAAGAGCTGGGGCGACATGCGCAAGCTGGTTAGC